CGTTTGTTGTGCACGCAATACCACGCTTTTTAACGTGTTATTAACTGTTTGCGTAGTGATGCCTTCATTCTGCGCTTGCAATGACTGGAAGGCATCCATATGACCTTCAATGGCCATTTTTTCAGTGGGATTATACAAGTCATTATTTGAATCTAAAAAACTTTGTTTGTATTGAGCGGCCGCATCAAGATTGCCCGATTGAACGAATCTATTATACGTTCCTAATGCGTTAGAACTTGTTAATTGTTTGGCGGCATTGAGTTTATAAATTGCTGCTTGTTTACCATCAATCAATCCTAAATTAGCGGCCGTGTCCACCATTGGCGCAATCTGTGCATTCATGATTTTAGTATTCGGATTTTCCGGATCGCTCGCGTTCATATTCGCGGCTTCATTCAACGTTGTTTCAAATGTTGTTTGCCACGCACCATCGGCCGTGGCTTTATTTTGCGTAGCTAATCTACCGTTGAGGGTATTAAGTTTGCCTTGTATTTGAGAGGCTAATAAATATTGTACATATGGCTTATTAGCATTTGGTGTTGATTGCAATAGTCCTTGTGAATAACCATCAGCACTATTGCTAAATTGTTTTAACGCTTCTTCGGCATTGGGATTTTGTTGTGCCTGATTATAAAGGCGTCCGGTGTTTTGAATAACATCGGCTTGGGTTAAATATTTATTCGCTTGATCGGCGGCTTGTGCTTGTTCGGCACGCACTTGGCCGATTTTCTGTTCGACATTTCCGAACAATTTACCAAGCGTATCCCATGCAGCAGAATCACCGGGATTAGGAGTTACCTGTACTTGTTGATTTGCCGTGTAAGTCGGAAGAGCCATAAAAGAATCCCAAATTTTAAATAATGCGCATTAACTATTAATACCGTTGCCAATCCCGGTGCCACCCGCGTCTTTAAACAGTTCAATACCGGTATCAAATAAATTTCCCCATAAACTATATTTAGCCTGCTCCTGGGTATTACTAATTTCTTGATTGATCGCTGTCTGCTTCATCATGGCATTAAGATCAGCAGTTTTTTGATCTTGGGACGCTTGATTTAAAGTGTCAGTTTGAATAGCGGAAAAACTAGCTGAACTTGGCGCTAAACCACTGGCGCCTATATTTGCATTTTGCGCAGAGATAATTTTCTGCACTTGCGTTAAACGTTGATTAGATGCAGTGGCGGCCGCTAATTGTTCTTGCTGTGCTTCCAGGCGCAATGATTCAACTTGTGAATCGGCTGACCGTTGGTTTGCCCAAGTTTTTAATAAACCTGCACCTAATTCTAACCCCCCTGTGGCTGCTGCAACGCCTGCTGCTACTGACATAATTTATACCTCGACTTCATAGCCAACACCCAAAATTGTCATATCGAGCGGGTCTTGTTGTGTGATCGTGCATGTTTGGCGTCGTTGCCATCCCTTCCCATCGTCACCAATTTTTTTAAATTCATAAATGCGTGATTGGACTTGCGGGGGCTGGTCTAGCACCATGTCACCAAAATCTAAATAAGGAATTAAGGTGCCATCCACATAAATGCCTAATGACTGGTAGAAATCAATAAAATAGCGAACTACACGCTTTAGAAGATAAGTACTCGGACCTTGCGGTAGAGGAACATCAACCGGAATGGTTTCAATGAGCGGTATCCAGTTTAAACCGACTTCAACATTAATTGAGGCACGCTCAATTGTGATTTGACCATCTACTACAATTCTATTAGCTAGCACAAAACCATCAGCACGCACGCGAACTTCTTCGCCTTCTAAATGTTCTAACCCCGTAATAATTGTTGTAGGGCTGCCAAACGTGACTTTTTTTGCTGAATCTGTGTAGACATCAAATGTAAAGTATTCAAGATATGTGACTGTTTCGCCATTAATCGTCCGTTCTATAATTGCGTAGATAGTGTCTTCCACCGCTGTGACGCGCTTAAATAAACCATCGGTATCTTGCAAACTCCACGCCGAAACATTTTGTTCATCGAGTGACTGATATACCGCTAACGTTCCGTCACCATTAACCAAAAATAAATAACTCGCATCATCGCGATCGGAATTTTGCAAAACGGCCATGTCAATCGGATTGCGAATTAAATGGGCCGAAATAATTCCAACATCTGGCGATGAATAACGTACACCGTTATCGGTGACGGGCGTAAAACCTAAAACACGCTTGCCCCCTTTGGCGACATAGATCGTACGATTGTCTAAAATCACTGGATCAACTTCGGTGATACCATTGGAGGGTTGACGCCGGATTGAAATGTTATTAGGTGTTAACGGGGATTCATCCAATTGCGGCGGAATAAAAGCGCCGCTGCCAGTAAAAATTTGTAGCACTTCGGAACTGACTAAACCTTTGATAACATTAATGGAGCTAGTCGCTAAGGTAACTTGGATGGCATCATCGGCTTCGCCTGTGCCAATATCAAAATTATAGTAATCATTTGATGCTGAGCCGAACATTGTCTCCGGTAAACTTTTTGCGCCGCCAAACCAGAGGCGCCCTTCATAAAACGCACAGGTTTGCGGCCATCCAAAAGTATCCGACCATGCCGGCTCCCCTAAAAATGAATTAACCCCAAGATAAGTTGTACCGCTAAATGCCGAGATAATGGTTACATTAACTGACGTAGAACTATTAAATGCTGTAATGCGGGCTACGCCCGGTTGCACTTCAAAATCATCACCGGCGCCTTGGGCAATAAAAATTCCTCCTACATAATCGGCGCTAAATAAAGCGCTCGAACTTGTTAGTGTAGTGGTAGCACCATAGGCAGCGGACCCTAGTGTAAATGTAATCGCATCAAAATTATTTTTAAAATTGTAGGCTGGAAATACTTTAAAAGTAATCGCCGCTAGTGTCCATGTTGCATCATTTGCGCCACGCTTTAAGTCGTAAGGTTGGTAATCCGGATGAACAATAATCATTTGATTAAAAGTTTGGGTAACTTTTATATTTGCGACATCGGCTGCGACCCAGGGCGCTACAATCGTTGCCACGAGTGTATTAGTAGACTTTTTATAGATTTTTAATAATTCATCGGTGAAAACTAAAACGTAAGAGATGCCTTCCTGATAAACAAAGGGCTTAATATTATATTGACCTGATATTGCATCACTTGTGGCTGCATAGACTGTGCCAAAACGTCTACGTGCGCCGCCTTGGGGAAGTACCACAACATTGCGCAAGCGTTTACCCGTTTTATGATACAGCTCAATATCAGTACGAGAATATAAACGCGGGTCTAATTCTCCGTGTGTAAAATCATTTTGAATGACAAAGATACCCATAGTTATAATCCGAAATGGGAACGATAAAGCGCATCACGTTGCGGAGGACTGGCCGGTGCGTTTTGAGAATCTAAAAACTTAGCAACTCCATTTTGCATAGCCGAATCTTTATCATATGCCGCTTTAATCGTAGCGTTTTGTGTAACGACCAGTGCGCAATTAGCGGCGAGCGTTAATACCATCAGCCACTCAAAATAAAATGGAAATGCGCTTTCATTGACTTGATAAATATATTCGAGCGTTAAGGAAGTTACATTTGTGTAAATCTTATCGCCAAAGATTGCGTAATCGCAGTTAGGATAAAGGCGCCAAATGCGAACTAGATCAGCAGGTAGCTGAAAAATCTTAGTCCAATTAGTTTCAATGGGAGGAATATCATTAACGAGATTAAGCGGAAATAATTTTTTTGCAAAACCCCAAGGATGTTCAGCTAAAAGCTTTGGATAAATATTGTCGTACATCACTGCAACAGCAGTATAAATAGGATTACCACTTTGTATATCATTGACAGGATTGCTCCCGAGCAACACAAATGCTTGTGAAATAATGCTGACTTTGGTTGCCATTTTTTCCCACAAAAAAAGGCAAAGAACAAATGCTCTTTGCCTTTTAGTTTAATTAAAATGCAGTGGTGTGAACGCGATACGCTACCTTCGCACCCATTACACTATTGCCTAATGCATATTCCCCATCCCCCGTATTGTGCAATACGAGTGCTTTAGCGGTCGCAGAAGCGGCAGCTACGATAGCATCAATCTTAGGTAACGCATTAGTCATGGTATCAGCGGTTTGATCGATAAAACCTGTAGTTTCGATCGCTTGCGATACGGCTGCTCCACTTCCATCAGTTAATTTCACTGCTAGATTATCGCTGCTTTCGGTATAGGCGATCGAACCATAATCCAGAAATAATTGCAGACTGATAAATTCTAGGAATTTACCGGCCGCTGGCGCTGCCACTAATGTTTTTGGAGTAGCCCGTAGATTTAATATTTCTGAACTACTGATTGCAACTTCCGCATACTGGATAGTTTTTTCGTTCAGTTTTGCGCTTGTGATTGCAGCCGCGGCCACAGTTGCGACACCTGCATTAGTAATTGTCAAATCTCCGGACAATGTCACTGCTACAGGTGAATTAGTACCATCACCTACCCAGATTGTGCCATCTGCCAATGTGTTATTGACATCACTAAATTGCGTAGTGGTAACTGCCGGACTGACCGCAGTAATTTGCACCCACTGCTCCGCATCGGTTGCCACCACATAAATAAGATCATTAACAAAAATTACATCGGCTAAATCTGCAAAATAACCGGATGTTAAAACTGTTGATAAGTTATCGTCAGCGGTGCTATAGGATGCGCGTGCCGTAGGTTTATCGCTAAAACTCGCACTAATTGGCGCATAATTTTCTTTCTTAAAAGCCATGTTATTTCTCCTAAATTAGCTAATGCCTGCGGTTTCATCGCATGCGATTTTAACAATACCGGCATCTTGTAACGCTTTGCCGTCCCCAGACATTTTGGAAATAGTTAACCAACTTTGGCGGGTTGGATCCCAATCAATGGTTACAGTCGGATCTATAAAATACGCCATGCCTGCCGCACTTTGATGCCACGCAAAACATGTGCGGATATTGGCGGTTACGGGTAGACCCATATTGACGAGTGCCGGCGTGATACGATTGCCAAAAATGTGCCACGTAAAACCCATAAACGTATTTATTTCGCCATTTACTAGGGCTTTTATAGAATTGAAATCAATATCTGTAATTTCTGGAATACGCAACATTGCATTTAACTGATTAGCATGGACAGCCATATGACGGCTACCAGGGTCAACATTATTAGTATTTAGAACTGTGGCCGCAGTTAATATCTTAGACAACGTCATATTTGTACCGCCATCTACTATCAACTGCCCAGACGATGCGTTAAGTGCGTCAATGACAAACTTGTCTTCTCGGCGCGCCATAGCATTAGCATGCACCGTCGCAAGTGCAGTACGTTCAGACGCATTTACCGTTGACTGATCAAAAATATCGGTAGGAGTTGATAAAATATAATTCTTTTTGCTGGATGTTTTTGGGGTGTGATCAACATTGGTAGCCGGCACTTGTGATTGTGATGCGCCGCG